CGAATTAAGCGAAGGTCTTTACGAAGTTATTTCCGCGTCTATAGATTCGTCCGAAGCTATAGGCTTTTTAGAAACGGCTACCCGGTCCGCCACGGCCGGGGTAACCGATGTTAAAACCGCCGTAGATGGTATTACTACAGTATTAAACGCTTATGGTCTTTCGGCGGATGAAGCGGGACAAGTATCCGACATTATGTTTACTACGGTCAAACGCGGGAAAACTACCTTCGGCGAAATGGCCCAAAATTTAGGCCAAGTTATACCGGTCGCTTCCAGTATGGGGGTAGAATTCGAAGAGGTAGCTTCGGCCTTCGCCACTCTTACTAAAAACTCTATGAATACGGCAATGAGTTCCACGGCTTTAGCCGGTGCTATTACCGAATTATCCAACCCAGCTTCTAACGCTAATAAATTGTTAAAGCGATTAACCAATACAACCGGCGGGCAACTAATAAAGACCAAGGGGCTAATAGGAACTATTAAAGAATTAGGGGGGGCTTCAAAGGAAGAACTTGTAGAAAATTTCGGACGGCAAGGGGCAAGGGCTATCCTTATACTTACTAATAAGTTCCAAATGGCTACCGACGACTTGGACGCTATGCGGAATGCGTTAGGGGCCACCGATGAAGCTTTCCGGAAAATGGAAGCTACGGTTAACTTCCAATCTGCACTATTAAAGAATAATTTTAACGCAATCTTAATAGAATTAGGCAGTATTACCCTACCGCTTCTAAACTCGGTTATGGGAGGCCTAATCGTAGTTATACAAAACTGGAAAAAGGCAATAATAGCACTTATAGGTTCCCTTATTACTTTTAAATTGGTAATGCTATCGGTAAACGGTTCGATATTCGCCGGTATAAAAACCGTAAGGGCTTATAGGATTGCTATGGTTTTGTTACGCCGGGGTATTAGGACGACCACTTTAAGCCTAAAGACTTTAAAGGCTACGCTTATTTCTACCGGTATTGGGGCCGGTATCTTGCTTATCGGTTCGGCTATAGAATGGTTAGTAGGGAAAGCCGACGAATCGACCGACGCCGTAGATAGGTCCGCAGAAGCTATTTACGGTTATGAACAAGCGGTCCGCGACGCTTCCGGTTATACAGAACTTCAATCCGCTTTAGACAGAATAGAAGTTTTAGACAAGGAAATTGGGGTCCGCGATAAATTAACCAAAAAGGTAGTAGAAGGTGGAGAAGTAGAGACGAGCCGGTGGAAAACCCAACTAAACCAAGGTGCAAGTTTACGGTCTATACAATATTCTTTGTATAATGATATAGCTTTCGCTTCTGTTAAAAAAGACTCCGACTTATTAAAGTGGTCCCTACAAGAACTACGGGTAGAACAAGAGAAGCTGAAAAAGGAAAAGCCCATACAAGCAAGTGATATATGGGACCCGGCCACCGAAAACGCTATGGATAAAAGAGTTATGGACAAGTCTACCGAGATGGGTAGCTATAATAAGGCCTTGGCAAAAGCAATAGATACAATAGATAGACTTATTAAAAAGAAAAAAGAGCAAGGGCAAGCCGACGACGTCTCTTTAGAAGACCTACAAAACGAAAAAAAGGCACTAGAAGAACGGGTAGAAGCCTTAAAGGAAGTAACCAGTGCCATAGTTACCCTAACTACCGCCGAACAAAAACTACTAATGTTACAAGCGGAAAGAAAAGGCGATAAGGCGGTATATAATCTTTTAGTACAAAGAAGGAACGCGTTAAAAAAGCTAACTAATCAAACAACGGAACAAAAAATAGAGCAAGAAAAATTACAAATTGTTATAAATCGTATGTGGCGGGGTTTTAAAGATAGCGAGAAAGCCGAAGCCAAGAGAGTGGCTAATATAAAAGACGAATTGGCGTTAATAAAGGCAAAACAACAAGGAATAGACGACGAAATAAAGTTTTACCAAGATAAAATAGATATAATGGCCGAAGTTGTAAATATGACGGCTGAAGAAGAGTTAGCTTATGAAAATTTAAGGCTAAAAGTAATAGAATTAAATAACGAAAAGCAAGATAGCTACGAAGACGAAGTGGACCGCTTAAAAGACGCCGAAGACCGTAACTACGAATTAGGCTTAACAAGTTTTTCTAGGTATTTCAAAATTTTACAAGACCGTAAGGAAGCGTTAGAAGGTTCAATAGAAGACGAACAAGAACTAAAAACCAAACAAGCCGAATACGACGACCAGTTAAGCCAGTTAGCGATGGAAAGGTTCGGGAAGCTACGCGGTGGGGTTAAAGAATTTTTAAAGGGCGAACTAATAGACAAAATTACTTCGGCTCAAATAGGAATGGCTATCGAATTAGCTAAAATTTTCGCTTCGGAAAGTCTAACCCTTGGCCTTACTTTGGTCCCGAAATTGGCGTATTATGGGGCCGGTATAGGGTTACTAGAAACCGCTAAAGGTATGGTCCAAGCCTTCGCCCACGGTGGACTAGTAAACCAACCGACTATAGGCTTATTAGGGGAAGCCGGGCCGGAATTTGTGGCCCCGGTAGAAGGGTTTAAAGAATACGCTAAAAAAGAACTTACCCCTATGATAGCCCACGAAATAAGCTTGGGGAACATAGCTTTAACGGGCCACTTCCCGGGGATACAACAACAACGCCAAGGACCCGACATTACGGAAATGGAAAAAAGTTTAAAAGAACTTGTAAAGGTTGTTAAGGGTAGCCCGGCCCGGACCACCGTACGCGGTTCCGATATTATAATAGCGGAAAACAGACTTAAACGGGGCCGTTTATAATGGCGACTAAAGTTAATATATTCCATAAACCGGCTAACCAAGATTGGGCAGATGTAACGCCGTTTGTAATGAAGGATGGATTCCCGGACGCCTTTACGGAAACCCTAAAGGGGGAAGGCTTAAACGAATACCGGGTTAAGGAATTTACTTTTAACCTACATAAAGCCAGTTTCGGGGACGCCTTTACGTGGCCGGAACGTTTAGACTTCGTTAAAATAGAAGAGGCCAATTCCGGGATTCCACTACTTAACGGATTTGTGGACGAAATCCGCAAAGAATATTCGGATACCCCGGAATTTACCGTATTCCCTAACGCGTTATTACTTAAAGATACCTTGGTCGGCGAAGTAACCGAAGACGAAGGCGAAGAACCTATAACAGAATTTAAGTTAATGGATTCGCCTAAACCGTTACACGAAATAGTAGGGGAAGTCTGTACAAGTGTAAATAATAAAAGGGGTACTAACTTTACGGCGGACGAAGATAGCGTACCGACTACGGAAAGCGATATAAAAAACTTCTTTGGTAATACTATTTTTAAAATGCGACAATTCGGGTTTATTAACTTTCTATTCGAAGTTATTTTCGGCGAAGACAAGATAGAAATACGGAAACAATCCGCGTCAAATTACCCTTCCGGTTATAGGTATACCGCCCTACGGTACGATGTCGGTTTATTCATTAAGACGGTAATATCTTACGGGGCTTTTCTAAATTGGGCTTGGTCTCATTACTGGGGTTGGCCTTTTAACTGGACTATATCAATATCGTTAGTAGTCCCTTGGTTTGATTTTAAACTGCCGACTATGGGGGCTTATATTTTCGCCTACGATTGTACCGGTGGGGGGGTAGGTGATATACAAGCTACCCACGAATTTTTCCCACTTGCCCCGTTTCACGATACTTGGCCTAGTCTTCACGGGTACGGTACGAAGGTAAATAACGGCGACTTTACCAATCTGGGCAATATAGGACAGAATAAAATCTGGTCTTACTTAAAACGCGAAGGGTGGGAAAATCCTATTATAAAATTAGCTTGGGATTATGATTCTACTAATACCTATTGGGTGGCGGAAGCTAAAAACCCTACGGACCTTTTCGGCTACTGGTTAATCTTCGGCAGTATGGAAACGCCTTTCGATAACGAATATAGATTACACTACCGAAATAAAAACGGGTCCGACATTTTAAAAGATTTGGCGATAGTGTCTAACCGGTGGTTTTATGTGGACCCGTTAGATAAAATACATTTATTACCGCGTAACGACGCCAACAATACCAAACAAGTAATTTCTAGTAATTTTTTAGAACGGGAAAGGGAAACGGAAAAAAATAAAGAATCGGAAGTATCGGTTTCACGTTACGAAAAAGATTCCAGTAGCGGAAAAGTAAGTACCTATGGTTTAGTATTAAGGAAGAACGAATTAGACGCTATAGTCCAACAATACAGTTTATACGCTCAAAGTACAAGACAAGAATACAACATTAAATTATACGACCCCCCAACCGGGGACGACAGAATAGCCCTTATGGACGAAATAGTAGTTACGGCGGACGGGAATACCGCCGACTACAGTATAGGCCGGGTTATTGAATTAGAACAAAGCTTTTTAGATAATACCGTAAGTTTTAAGACCGAAGTATCCGACGATTTTACGTTAATGGAATATACCGAAGAACAAGAAGAGGGCGAAGGGCCTAACCCGTCTGACCCTTCCGTTGAAATTTACTTACCCCAACCGAACACTCAACATACTTGGGCTTTTGGTGGTGAACTTTATATTACTTGGGAGTATTTTGGGGACGGTTGGCCGTCGTCCCAAAGTTCTGTTTGGGTGGAATTAAAACTACAACAAGAAATGGGGCCAACTTTTGTTACCGTGGCCATTATTGCATACGACCTACACCCCCCTACCAACGTTTATTCTAGTTCGCTTACCGATGAAGTTTACGACGGTGTAAATAAAAATGCCGGTTACGAAGACTATAGGATAAAACTATCTGTATATTGGGCCGGCCAATCTCCCATAATCGCTTATAGAAATATAGTTATACTAGATAACTAGGATAAGAAAATGGAATTAAATAAAAATAGGGGGCGTTACGGTTTTGGGTTGCTAACGGAATTTTTTAATTCCGCCGGTTTTCCCCCGGGATACGAACGCCCCTTTTATAATAAAGGAAGAAATTAAATGGCTTACACTGGAAGCGGTGGACCAACCATTATTTACTATGACGACCCGGTGAATATGTCTAACCCCATACGCGTAGATTTACCAGTAGCGAACAAGGGAAAAAGGGAAGACACTTATTCAGACGAAACGGACCGCTTCGAAAATATTGACGGTAAGTATATAAGTGGCCCCCCGAGGTGGCGGTTTACCGCTAAATATAATTTTGCTAGTGTAACCGGCGGACACATAGACAAGTTAATGGATATTTATAACCGGTCTAACTTTGTAAAACTAATACCCCATATAGACTTCCCAATGATTTGTTACGATTGTTTAATAGATTCTGTCGCCATAATACCCCAAGATGGGTATATAATGAAAGACGAAATAGAAATGGAACTAACAAGCGTAAATTATATTTATACCCGGCCTTCAATAGATAACCTAATCGGGTGTATGTTTGCCTATAGGATAGGCGTAAGGGTGGACGAATGACTAACAATAAAATAAGGAACTTAATAAAATGAGTAGATTTTCTTTCGGAATATTTGGACAAAATAGCGACGAACTTATTTCCGGTTTAGATGTTAAAATCCGCGACGTTAACGATACGGTAATAGCGGACAAAAGCGGAAATTTAGCCCATACGATAGAGGACAACGGGGACGGAACCTATTACGTGGATAGCTTACCCCAAAGTCTTATAAATGTTTATGTGGGAGATTCGGCCCAAGATGAATTACAGAATATATTCTTTCCTACAGAAGCTACGGCGGACCATATAAGCGACGATACCAAACACCGGGCTATAAACGACGTGGGTACGGGGACTACTGAAACTTTTTCTAACAGTAAGGTAAATACTCTGTTAGCCAGTAAATCCAATACTTCCCACAACCACGCAACCGAATACGCTACCCTCGGACACGACCACGACACCGACTACGCGGATATAAGCCACTCTGGAGACAATAGTCTTCACAGAACGATAAATGACTCTGGCACGGGTGAGTACAATTTGTTCAGTGCAAGTAAAATCAATACCGAGCTTGCTCTGAAAGCTGATGACGCTGACCTTACAAGCCACTCTGGAGACAATAGTGTTCACCGAGAAATAGACGACTCGGGCGTTAATAATACGGATTTATTTAGTGCCAGTAAAATCAATACCGAACTTGCTCTAAAAGCTGATGACGCCGACCTTACAAGCCACTCTGGAGACGCTGATAAGCACCGAGAAATAAACGATTTGGGGTCGGGGGTTACCGATGTGTGGAGTGGTAATCATATAATAACTTACATCAACAACAAGGCTACATTTAGTTCAGATGATTTTGCGGGAGGCTTAGGAAGTGACGTAACCATTAAGCAAGATTTTAACGACCAAACTATTCTGGACAATAGCAAACGGCTGAACCAAAATCTCGAATCATTACAAACCGCAATAGGGGGCGGTCCCATACCTTATGAAGAACGTGCGAACCATTTGACGGCCAACTTAGCTAATAAGGGGAAATTATATTACTATAATTCCGGCCCGAGTATGCCGTCTGGTACATACGGTTTGTATTTCATAGCCCAAAGCGGAACGAACTCGTACCACCGCCTTACTGTTGTAGAGGATTCTTGGGGTGGTGGTGGAGGAAACTAATGATTAGAACGTAGAGCATAAGACAATACGCCTCCCCGGCCGTATTCCACCATTTTTAGGCCACTACCCCATAGTGGTTAGTACCACTACCCAATAGAATAAATACTTATAAAATCCTTTGGGAAATAATAGAAATGTATTATATTCCCCCCCTATGTACAATACAAAAAGAATAGCGACTTACGACGCTTTCCGGGAAATAGCCGACGACCCCAATACCCGGGAAGGGTTAGTCTTTACTTCCACCGGTGAAGGCGTAAAGATGTTTACGGCTTGGGGCGTTTCTTCCCGTTGGGTTAATGACGGTTCCGGACATAAGGAAATAGTTACTAATTATTTTATAAAGAATCTTACCAAGGATAAGGACCGCGTAGAAGAAAAGCTACTAGACCTATGCGAAAAACAGAACTATAAATATTACTATGTTTCCCCCGAAACATTAGGTACGAAGTTAAACAAATTTAACGACCCTAACCGTTGGGCCAATTTACCCCAAAGCGAAAAGTATATTAACTTCGGTAAGTACCACGGTAAGCCGTTAAGCTACGTTACAAAAGACTTGGACTACTTCGTTTATATGGTATACGGTAGCGGATGGTTTCCAAGTGAACACAACGCTAAAAAATGTTTGGAATATATTGCGGAAATACCGGAAGTAAAAAAGGCCGTAGAAGACAAAAAGAAGGCCGACGCCAAGGCTAACCGGGAACGCGAAGAAAAGGACCGTAAGGTAGCCTTAAAACGGGCCAAAAGCCAACCCGTAGGGAAACCCGGGGAACGGATGAAGTTAGAACTTACTTTAGTGCGACTATTTGAGTTTAACAATTACTACGGCGAACGCGACGGCGGATATATATTAGAAGACAAAAACGAAAACCAATTTATTTACTTTAATTCCTTCCATTTACCTTTAGGCGAAAAAGAAGACGTAGAAGGTTACCCGGAAATAGTAGACCGATATTTAGAAGTAGGCGAAACGGCTATAGTAAACGCTACTATAAAGAAACATAACAATAGCGTAAAGTATGGAATTACTACCCAACTTTCCCGGATACACGCTTTACAAATTGGGGAAGACTTAAGAAACCAACTAAATAAAAAAGGGGCCAACCATAGCCAACGATAAACTCCAAATTAGCGATAACCTAGCTATACCGTCTTGGGACCGGGAGGCCGTAAGACCGGCGGAAGTTCCCCGGTCTTGCGGTTCTTGTTCGCTTTGTTGTGTCCTATTTAATATAGACGATATAGAAAAAGTTAAAAATACTACTTGTAATAAATGTGTTTTAGGCCGGGTTGGTTCTTGTAGTGATTACGACAACCGGCCACAAGCTTGTATAGATTTCCGTTGTTTGTGGCTACAAGCCGGGGACCAAGACGGGACCAACTGGAAGAAATATTATAGGGAGGACTTTAGGCCGGATAAAATCGGGGCCTTAATGGATGTAAACCCAACCGGGGAAATAGTCTTAATACGCGTTAAAAAGTTCCGCGAATGGGACGGCCTTAAAAAAGCCTTTAAGATTTTCGTAAGTGCCTTAAGTGATTCTATACCCGTGTTAATAGTAGACGGCGACGGGACCTATAGGGCTATCGGTAACGCTATCTTTATATGGTTCGAAAAGGCCGGTTACGAAGCTTCGGCCATTATTAACGGGGAATTCGGTAGGGATACTTTCGACGATACGGAAGAGGGAAGAAAGGGCCTTTATCAACATTTGGTCAACTCTAAAGTTAATAAGATAGTAGTAAAAAAACAATAAGGACGGGACGACGGTATGGAAATACAAATGGACAAAACGGAACTATGGACCTTTTCGATTGGTAGCCGTAAGCTTATTTTTAACCAACTACCGGCGGACAACAAGGACGAAGACAAGGTTTACGAAGTTAAAGATAAAGAAGGGACCTTAATACTTCGGATAATAGAAAAGCCCAACCTTACAACCATTACACCGGCCGGGACCAGTTTAAGGCTAATTAAAGAAGATGTTTATATCCTTGCCGGTTTTTTACAACATAAAGACGAACAAGCTAAAAAAAGTATATAGATAAAAGGGGAAAATTGCTTAACTTTACAACTGTTTATAAATTAAATAAGGAACCTATAATATGGGACTAAATAGTAATGTCCAAATAAAACGTAGTACATTAGACCGACTAAAGCGTTATCGGGCCGTAAGCGGTACAACCGCTACCCATATAGCCGACGCGTCTATAAACGAATATTTGGACCGTAAGGGCTTCGAAAAGGACCGGGCTATACCTTCGCTTAATGGGACGCCCAAGACAAAAACTTAATAACAAGGGGGCCGGTTTCGTTATCCGCGATTTACCGGGTTTACCGTGGTTCGTTTGTGTTTCTCACCTTCCTCTCGCCACGAAGACCGGGTTATTTTCCCGGCCCCCGTTTTTCGAAACCAACAAAAAGGGAAAAGCAAATGGAAGATGTTACAGTAGTAACCGGTAACGGTAGCAACCCGAGAGACCGGATAGTCGAAACTAACGGCGAACCGGCGGACCTCTTGGTAATTGTAAACCCACTTACCGGCGAAGAGGTAGAACTAACCGCTACGGCTTTGGTGGACCAATGGGCTTTATGTAAGGACCATATTAGGGCCTTATATAAGTTTAAAGACGTTATCGAAAGGAACTTGGTAGAAATTACCGGGCCACCTTTAGACGGCGGAAGAACCGCTTACCTTAATACTGGCGTAGGTAAAGTTAAAATCCAACGGAAAGACTCTACTACGTGGGACCAACCCCTATTAAGTGAAGCCGTCTTTTTACTTGGACCGCAAGAAACCCGAAGGCTTGGAATCTCGACCTTATATAAGCCCCACTTGGGTAAAATTAGGTCGTTTCTAAATACCGAACAAGCGGACCCGGACTTAAGAAAGGCCAAGGAACTAATAATAGAAAGCAAGACGCTAAAAGAGTTAAAGCCTATTATAACCTTGGTAGAAACCCCCAACCCTTAACCCCTAACATAAGGACCCCTAAACTATGGACAGACAAGAAAAACAAAAAGCGGTAAACCGGACCCTTTCCGAGAAATACGGATTAGACCCGGCGGTCCACTTTTGGAAACAAAAACAAAGCGGTTTATTTATCGCTACCTATGACGCTATTATGATTATAGCGGAAAACGAAGGTATTACCTTTACCCAACCTATCCAAAATTGGGACGCGTTACCGAATATTTGTATAATGATTTCGGCAATGCACCCGGACGGCCGGGAAGTGTGGACCTTTGGCGAATGTTCGGCGGATAATAACCGTAATGTTTACCCTTTCGCTATGGCGGAAAAACGGGCAAAATCGCGGGGCGTTTTGATGTTAATAAACGCTTACCAGTATGGCGTAAAAAGTGAAGTAGAAGCGGACGACTTCAAACGCGTCGCTTCCAGTATGGAGGACGGCGGTAACACGGATTACCACCAAGAACAAGAAGCTGAATTAACCGGAAAAGGAAAACCGGCGGAAAACACCCCTACCGACAAACCGGGAAACTCCCGTCTACCGGGAAAAAGAAAGGCTTACAACCTTTCGGCGACAACAAAACAACGCGAACTAGTTAATACGATACTAACAGAAGAACCGCGTTTATGGACCGACGTCGAAGTAAAAGAATGGTTGGCGAACTTCGAAGTGGCCGTTATTTGCCGACGAGAGTACGGTGATATGATAGACGACCTAAAGGCCCATCAAAACCAAAAGCGTTTCGAACGCCGGGAATATGTAGTAGAATTCGCCCAAGTTCGGGACCACTTCGAAAGCAAGGGCCTTGGCGAAGCCTTCGAAACGAAGACGGTAGACGACTTCGGGACCAACGACCCGGCGGAACTGGTAGACTTCCTTTTACATACCGGGGAAATACCAAGCGTACTTAAGGGTTTACGGACCCTATACGCCGAAAGGACGGAAGCAAGTAGTAAGGCTATATCGCCACCGACCCCCCCGGGGGACCGCTTCCCGGTTTCAAACGACCCCGAACTATTCCCAAATAGTTAGGGTAGTTTATGGCCTTGCCGTGGTTTAGATTCTACGCGGAATTTGTACACGACCCTAAAGTATGTACGTTACCGGAAGTAGACCAAATACGTTTAGTTAAATTATTTTGTCTTCGTTGTTCTGAATCGTTGGACAAATTGGACGAAGCGGAAATAGCCTTCGCCCTACATATTCCAATAGAAGAACTACAGAAAACCAAGCGTAATTTAGTCGCGAAAGGTTTTCTTACCGAAGATTGGATTTTACGGAACTGGTCTAAACGCCAACTAAAAAGCGATTCCAGTACGGAAAGGGTTAGACGCTATCGTGCCAAGGAAACGGCCCGGAAACAAGCGGAAACGGATTCGAAACGGGAAAGTAACGGCGTAGATATAGAAGTAGATACAGATAAAGAAAGAAATACTAAACCAAATAACGGGGGGAAGACTACCCCCCGTTTAGGTAAGGTTATTATTTCCGAAATAATAGACCTTTACCATACGACTTTAAAAGACCTACCAACCGTACGCCTTCCTTTAGGACAAATAAGTAGTAGGCATCTACGAAAAAGGGTAAAAAGCTTTAAAGATGGGAAAGAAATAATAGAACACTTTAAGGAAGTCTTTAATATAGTAGCCGGGTCCGACTTCTTAACCGGTAAGACGACCGATTGGTCGGCTAATTTCCACTGGATTATAAGACCTACTAACCACGAAAAAATATTAAACGGGGAATATACTACCCTAAAAGAATATAAGAAAAAGAAGAGGCGGAAACTATATTGTACGGAGGTCGGGGAAGACTATAAACCCCTACACCCGGTAGTAGAAGTAGACCCCGAAAATAAAGCTATGTTTATATATTGTAAAATTTGTAAAGCCCCACTAGTCGAAGGTTATATATTAGAATCGCATATAAATAATAAAAGAAAAAAAGCTTTACCACTAACCCCCCCTACCGGCGAAAGCGGACCGGTAAGCCTTGGGGACATTCTCAACAAACCAAAGGCAAGATAATGGCCGAAATACATATACCGAACAGTAACATACAAAGCATAAGCTTGAGGGAATCGTTAATTATATACGAAGCCCTTAAGAATTATCGTATTTCCCTTAACCGCCTTTCGGACCTAAACAAGTCGAACGAAGTAGGTACTTTAATAGCAAAAGTAAAAGGGAAAAAATGGATAATATTCCAGAAAGAAAACCCCGAACGAGGGATGGGAAAAGAAAACCCCCGGACGGGTGTAAATGTAAAAAGCCCGTAGTACACTTACGGGGCCGTAATGGTTCCGGTAAGATTCGGGTATCTTGCCGGAATTGTAACAAGTGGGGACTAATAGACGATATTTCCCGGAAGGTAAAAAACAAGCTTACCCGGGTAAACGTAAGAACCAACCCGATAAGGTCCGAATCTGGGATATTGCAACGGGCCATAGTGTCGCCGGATAAACATTTCCCACTAGAAGACCACCCGGCTATGAATTGTTTAAAAAGGATAATAGAAATAGCTAACGCGGATACTTATATAGACCTTGGCGATGTAGTAGAAGGCGATTCGGTTTCCCAATATAAGACGAAGGTAAAAGGTAAAATACCATTAGACTATAAAATAGCCGAAATAGACGCGGAGGTAAAAGATATTAAAGCCCGTTGGGACGACATAGACGAAGCTTTAGACAAGTCTTCGATTACTACTAAATATTTAACAGTAGGAAACCACGACGAACGCTTCGACCGGTTCGTAAAAAAATACGAAGTCTTAAAAGACCAATACGGCTTTATCCCATTATTTAAAGTAAAAGAACGCGGTTATAAACCTATACCTTACGGCGAAATGTTAAAAATAGGCCGTCTACACTTTTACCACGGCCACCACGCCGGGGGAATATTCCACGCCCGGACCCATTTATTAAGATTTGGGATAAATGTAATATACGGCCACCACCACAGTATACAACATTACGAACTAGGCCATATAGACGGTGTTAAGTCGGCCACTTCGTTAGGTTGTCTTAAAGACCTATCCGGGGACGCTAACGAATGGCTTAAAAACCTTTCCCACGGTTGGGGCCACGCCGTCGCGTCCGTCGATTGGTACGACGACGGTAACTACGTTACTAATATCCACAGAATAATAGGCGGTAAGACCGTCTTTTATGGTGAATACATAGACGGGAATATTTAATGACTTATTCAATTACAGACGACGTAAATAAGGCCAAAGCTTGGGAATGTTTCTTTATGGAAGAAATGGGTAGGTTATTGGACCTTAAACTATTATGGAATCCGGACCGGTTTATTATAGATTGGTCCGTCGTAGATAAAAGCTTAAATATAATAACCCTTATTGAAGCGAAGGTACGAAAGAACCATAGCGTCAACAAGTGGGACGACTTTATGGTAGGTTTAAGGAAATACCAATGGGGAGTAAACTATTACCTAACTACTGGAATACCCTTCGTACTCGCTTTTAGGTTTAGCGACGCTATAGTAACTTATAAACATAATCCGGAAAAGAAGCTTATGGTAAAATATACCGGTAGGTCCGTTAATAAACGATGGTCCCAAGATGTTACCCCTTGTGTCCACATCCTTAAAAGCGATTGTAAAATATATAACCTTCCTTATTCTATTCCGGTCAATATGGTAGAAGACCTTAATACGAGGGTATGGAAGGACATAAGCCAACCTATCGAACTTTACTTAAACAAGATATACGAAGGTAAAAGCTTTGTAAACTATGAGTAAAAAACATATTAAGAAACGATTAGGTAGTATACGCTTCTTAAGGTTAGACGACCCTCATTACGATTGGGAAGCGTTAGAAAAGTCTTTATACTATGAGGGTTACCAACCGGGTAAATACGGCTACATAGAAGTACATAACGAAACTTGCGTAAACGGTAACCACCGTATGGAAATACTAACAAGATGTAAAGAAAATTTAGACCGGTGTATATGGGTAGCAAAGGTTAATAATTGGTCATACTTTTCCGGAATAACTATTACTATAATCCTTTCCCCTTTATTTCTACCTTATTTCTTCTTGTTTAGTTTAGTGCGACGCCTACTTAAGGCTACCGGCCTATATAAACCAAAGGTAAGACATTGGACCGATAAGCGGGGGTGGCATAAAAACTATAGGATAAAAGAATGGAAGAAAGCCTACCAAAAAGAAAACGCGGACGAACGGGTAAAACTATGGAATAAACCATACAAGAAACAAGGGGGGAATAAATGCTAATAGATGTTATATATTTCTTGTGGAATATGGCCGGAATAGTGTTTTTTGGTGGAATAGGGGCCTTTCTAATGTATTTAGTAGGCTTAACCTTGTACGACTTTATTAACCGGCATTAGGGGGGTTTTATAGTGATTAACATAAAAAGAAATTGGCAAGGTGTAGGGTTGGCACTCTACGGTAAGCCCCCCCTTTTTCCCTTATATTACAACGATATAAGGCGTATCCCTAGCGAGGGATGCGATTATTCAATTATGGAATGTAACTCATTTTGCGGTCCCTTAAAAAAGACTGACGGGGGGCCCAAGTGCATAACCCGGACCATACACTAACTAAAGGGAGAATCAAATGGCGTTAGAAATAGAACAGAGTAAGGGGGTACTATTCCCCAACGATTACAAGACAGAAGGCGACAACCAACCGGACTTTAGGGGTGAAGTAGAACTCCCCCCGGGGTATGGGTACACCGGACCAAAGGACGGCATACCGGAAGGGATAAGCCCCACCCGGCTAAGGATAGTCGTATGGGATAACACAAGTAAGGCCGGTAAGCCTTATAGGTCCATAGAAGTAAATACACCCAAGCCCCCTAAACAATCACATCCCTCGTCTGAGGATTCAACCTATAAGCCTACAAGTACAACAACAAGTAAGACCGAACTACCCTTTTAAGGGGCTAACCTCTTCCGGTATGCCGATTGTTTACTGTAGCCATAGGGTAAGTATATAATATGAACATAGAAAACCTTATAACGCTTAAGGCTAATGTAGAGCGAACCATAGACGGGGCTATCCATACCATTAGTAGGGTAAGGGAATTAGAGAAGGAAGTGGCCCGCCTACAAGAAGCTAACCGCTTATTAGAAGATGAGCGGGACACTATGGCCCGGCAACTAAACGACGCCAAGAATAAGGCACGACTAGAAGCCGGGTTAATATTGTAGGGCCGACGCTCTGGCGAGGGATGTGGTTATGTTAGAACTCAAACGTGGGATGTGGTTATGTTAGACGTGTTAAGCTTTCTGTTGGTCTTTATAGTGGGTATATATGCCGGGGCCTACCTTTCTTTTAAGGGTATGTCAAAGGCCATAGAGAAGCTACAGATAGTACACCGGAAGGAACTTAAAGAACTGTTTAATACACTAAAGGGAAACAACTATGGCGAAGGATAAGATAAGGATGAGGGATAAGCCACATCCCTCGTCAGAGCAACCGAAGATAAGGATAGGGGACAAGATACGGACCAGTGGCGGAACGGGCCTTACAGTAATAGCAACGACCGGGACGGGGGCTTATTGTATGCACCTAACCCCACTACATAAACCCCATAAGGACGCGGTCTTTATACCTTACTCCGACCTAACACTACAGAAAGGAAAGTAGTATGGCATATAAAGAAAGGGATATACAACGCCACATAATAAGCCTACTCAAGCTAATGCCGGAACTTGTCCCGGTTATATTCCGGGTAAATGCCGGGGCGGTCCAAACAAAGCAAGACCGCTATGTTAGGTTAGCACCTAAAGGGGTAAGCGATATTATAGGAATGTTAAGGGGTGGATTCTTATTGGCCATAGAAGTAAAGACCCCGGAAAGAAAGAATAGGGTAACCATAGAACAACAAAACTTTTTAGACATAGTACGCTTATACGGGGGGTTAAGCTTTGTTTGTTGGGACCCGGAAGACGCGGTTAAACAAATAAACGACTACACTATCGAACGCGAATTAGAACGCAACGAACGGGCCGAATGAATGAATGGACGTTATAAGGGACTAAAAATTATAAACTTAAATGTTGTCCGGAATATAGAAATATGGGGGGAATGGCAAGGGCTAAGTAAGGGGGAGTGGACCTATAAACATAAAGTAGAATACTTGGCCCAGAAATATTTCTTAAGTGTTAAACGAGTGCAAAACTTAATAAGCGAAATGGCCGGTATGGTCGAAGGTCCCATTAAATAGGGGTATGTATTTGTTTTTATTAAGTGGTATACTGGTCCAAGCTAAAGGAAAATAAAGCTATGACTATGGCAAGGACAAAGCCAAACAGTAAAGGCCCGGGAAGGCCGAAGATTAACATAGATTGGGACGACTTGGATAAGTTACTGGCCCTACAATGTACACTAGAAGAGGTAGCTTTCTTCTTTGACGTTAGCCCGGATACAATACAACGACGGGTAAAATCGGTTAAACGATGTACCTTTGGGGAATACTATAAACTTAAGTCGGCCGGTGGCCGGACTTCGATAAGGCGTAAACAGTTCGAAGAGGCTTTAGACGGTTCTATCCCTATGTTAATATGGTTAGGTAAACAGTATTTAGGACAAAAGGATAAGAAGGAAACCGAAATAACCGAACTTAAACCTATTAAAGTCTTGGACATTATGACCGAGGAAGACTTGGTAGCGAACTTATCCATTTCGAACTAAAGACAAACCAAAAGAAGGTTTTACAAAGTACGAGCCGGTTTACAATTTTATCCGCCGGAAGACGCTTCGGAAAATCGACCATAGGATTACTATATCTTTTAAACGGGGACTTAATACCCGGTGGTCGCTATTGGTTTCTTGGACCCACCTACCGCCAGACCCGGTTAATAGCTTGGCACTTATTAAAGGGAATGTTTAGAAACCAACCGGTAAAGATGAACGAAACGAACTTAAGCGTAACACTACCCAACGAAGCGGAAGTAAGATTAGTCGGGGCCGATAGGCCGGATAACTTACGCGGTAGTTTTCTTAACCGGGTAGTATTGGACGAAATAGCTTATATTAAACCGGGAACCTTCGAAGAGGTAATTTTCCCAATGTTAGGAACGACTAAACCCCCCGGCCGGGCCTTGTTTACCGGGACCCCTAACGGAATGGGACCTTTTAAAAAGTATTTTGATTACGGTAACGACCCAAATAATAAAGATTGGGGAAGCTTCCACTTTACCACTTTAGAAGGCGGTTACGTCCCGGCCGACGAAGTAGCAAGGGCCAAGGAATATTTAGACCCCCGAACCTTTAGCCAAGAATATTTAGGGACTTTCGAAAATTACGGGGGGCAACTATATTATACTTTTAAACAAACCCCCCATACGGCCGACTTAAAACATAACCCCAACCTACCTATATGGATAACCGCCGACTTTAATAAAGAACCTATGGTATGGGAAATAGCCCAAATACACGACAAGCGGTTAAATATAATCGACGAAATCTATATACGCTATTCGGCCAAGACCCATATAGCCGTCGCGGAATTCTTGAAGCGTTACGGAAACGTTACAAATAAGTTAGTATATGTTACCGGGGACGCGTCTAATAACTACGAAAGCCATAGGGACTATACGACGGACTATATAATTATCCGCGACGCTCTAATGGAAAAGGGTTTCCGGGTAGTGGTACAAGTACCGAAGCGGAATCCAAATATAAACAATCGTATAAATATAGTTTGTAGCCTACTAACTAATGGCCGTTTAACTATTTCCCCCAAGTGTAAACAGTTAATAGACGACTTAAACCAAGTAGAAAGCGATAATAAAGGGGGCAAAAACAAAGAGGACCCGGCCCGTACTCACAGTAGCGACGCGTTAGATTATCTTGTGTGGCGACTATTTAGCCGGGAATTCTTTAAACAAACAATAAAACAAATTTAGGATAAGATTATGGCGACTCTAACAGAATTAACGAAAGCAATTACTACGAATACTATAGGTTCGGACGACAAAGGCCAAAGGGCTATAACCCGGGACCTATTCTATACCCAAGATAACAAGGGGGTACAAGGTCTTTTAACCGACGACCTAAAGAAGTACGTAGATACGGCGGATATTTCACGAATGAAGCTTATTACCTTAGACTTTTTTATCCCAGCGTTTTTAGAAAAGCTTTGTAGCGTCTACGATGTAGCCCCGGTTTTTAAGTACGAAGAGGGGGTAGGCGATAAAGACATAGAATTATTTACCGCGTTAATTGAAGAAACCCGAATACATAGTATTTTCCAAGAAAGCTTCTTACGGTGTAGGCTACATAATACAATAATAGCAAACGTTAAATACGCTTCTAATTTAGACCGGGTTTTCATAGACAACTCTTACCACGCCGGTAATACAGAAGTACTAACCTATTCCGATGTACATACAGAGCCTAAAATTATATATTGGGAAGAGGTAAGGGGGGCTAATAGTATTTGGATAGTATGGGACCGGGAAAAGGGTTTCCATTACTGGACCCCCAAGAAGCCGGAATACGACGCGAAAATAAACGACATAGTAGGGGCTAAACACCCTATAGGGGACAACCCCGACCTATTAGGCCCGGACTATTGGCCCTTCGTTGTTTATAGATACCGGGACCACTCTAACAAGTTTTGGGGTTATGGTATGGACGCTATCGTAGAACTAATACGGTCTATAAATGTTTTATTAACAGTATGTAACGACGACACTATCCAAGAAACTATAAGGCTACTTATCTTAAACTTTAATCCTACCGGGACCGAAGGGGAACGGGGCCAACTAAAGACCGGTCTACGGCATCCTTTATTTATGGAATCCGCTATAGGCGACAGTAAACCGGAAGGGGAAATCCTTTCGGCCAACCTTTATAATAAAGATGTAGTAGAACTAATAGAAAAACTAACGGACTTCGTTAGTAAGCTACATAATGTAGACAACATTTTAAGGGCGGAATTACAACAAAATTTAAGCGGGATAGCCTTAAGGCTTAAGAACGAACCGCAACTACGCCAATGGGCCAAGGATATAAACATATTAAGGCCAATGGACCGCGACTTATTGCAAACATTGGTAGACGTTAATAACTACCACCGGGAACCGGGGCGACAAATTAGCGACGGCTTTTTAGAACGGGTAAGCGTAGACTACCAAGAACCGCGAATAGTTACGGACGAAAAAGAAGACTACGAATTAGAACGGGCGAAATGGGAAGACGGGACAAGTAGCCCTATCCGGTATATACTTAAGAAAAACCCGGAATTTAACGAAGAGGAAGCGGGGGAATACATACGCTTAAATTTGGCGGTCTTTAACGGAATAATGGGAATAGGTGTCGGTATTCCGGTAGACGAAGAACAAGAAGGGGACATAGGTTAAATTATGCCGAGATTTAGTAAAAGAAGTAAGAGCCGGTTAAAAACTTGCGACAACGAATTACAAACTTTATTTAACGAAGTGGTTGTCCGCTACGATTGTACGATATTATGTGGCCACCGGGGTAAGACGGCCCAAAATAAAGCCTTTAACGATGGATTTTCCAAGCTTAAATACCCGAATAGTAACCATAATAAAATTCCGAGTATGGCCGTAGATGTGGCCCCCTATGTAGGTAAGGCCCGGGGTAATATAGATTGGAAAGATATAAACCAGTTTTACCACTTCGCCGGGTATGTCCGGGGGGTAGCGGAACGACTTTTAAACGAAGGCGTATTAACTTATACTTTACGTTGGGGGGGGGACTGGAGACGAACATACACCCAAACCAAAAAGAACAAGTTTCGGGACCTTGTACACTTCGAACTAGATAAAAAAGTAAGGAAATAATATGATATACGACCACTTTATAGACCGACTTAAAGATAAATGGGACGAAGATATGGCCGACGGTTGGGCTTCTAAAAAGAACTGTTGGGCTTTCTTCGAAAGGTATTACCGTGTTATAGCTAAATCCGTAGTAATAGCCGAAAGAAAATTAGAACACTTGGAAGTAAGTACGGGGGGCTTATCGGACGAAACAAAGAATAAATTAAGGGAAATTAGAACCGACCTACGTAACGCGGTTTGGTTTTCGGCTTTTGACCGGCCCAAGCCTACTAAAAGATATTCGATAAAAAGCCTATTCGATGGTCTTATAAATTGGAAGCAAGTATACGAACACCACCACTTTTTCGACGACATAGAAGACGGACAAGGGAAACCAAAAGAACTAAACGAAAGCCGGCGACAAGTACAAGGATAAACCTTTTAAGAAACTGGAAAGACCAATGAATATTAACGCCCTAACCGAAAAAGAAGCGAAATTAGTAAGGCTTACCCAACCGAAAATAAAAGAAGCTATAGGCGGATTAATTAGGGCCGGATTTAAACGCGACGAAGAAAAGATAATAGTAGCTAAAAAGAAGCTAAGGAAAGTAATAAGGCCTTCCGTTATTTCCGGCCTTACTTTGGGTGTTAAGTGGCTAAAATCAAATTAAACCTACAACCATTTTTTCATAAGGAAGCTAGATTATTACGGGGCCAGTATAGGCGACTACTAACACTAAAGAAGGGAATACGAAACGACACGGCCCCACGTAATAAACCTTCTACAATATTAAGCAAGGGGGCCGACCACTGGTTAATAAATACCGGGGAAACAAGGGACAAGGGAATAGGCTTTTCACGTACCCGAACTGGAATGTCGGTCTACGCGAAATACGCAAAGCACAGTGGAAACCGCGTTTATATGGGGGTTAAAGGTGGACATAAGGGCCAAAAAAGGGGGGTACACCGGCCCCGGGACCAAAGGCGAATAGTAAACTCGTCAGCCCAAGCCACTCCGCCGTCATACACCGACCTTTTTATTTGGCATAATAAGGGGGGGGACCGGACCGCAATGTATAACCGGACCGAAAGGTATTCCGGTATTTTCCAAAAGTGGCCCGTAGGTTCTAAATTTCCCGACCGGTTAGCAAACGCGGTACGGGGGCAAATAAAAGAACATATAATAAAAGAAATTTCCCGCGAAAATCTTATCGAGGGGTTTTAATGTCTAACGCATTCAAGTTTAAATATAAAGGCACGAAGGTTCATACCTTGGTAGATTTGTATACAAAAGAAGCAGAAGATATGGCTGATATGGTAACAAAAAAGGCCCACGGGTGGGTGGTACGTCTAATAATGGAGGGCTATGGCAGAAAGCACGCCGAAAAAAGGACGTTAATGTTGGTAGATATGGGAATAGGTCCTTTTCAAGATATGGAATGGCAAATTAGGCGAATGACGGACGCACTATATAAAGAAGTAGTAGCGGAACCTATAAAAGAATATGCACGCCAAAACCCGGAGGAACTATTACTATGGAAATTAGGCCGGGTTAAGACGGACCACTGTTCGGACTGTATAACACTTTCCACGCTTAAGGCCAGAACTATAAAGGGTTGGAAGAACGTAATGCTAAAGGAAGGGGGGCGTAGGACGGGCCTACCAAGGGAAGGAAAAACCAAATGTAGTTACGGGTGTAAGTGTATGTTAAAACCGACCGGTAAACTCGAGCCACTTGCAGACACTCGAGAGAAAACATTAAGAGAAGAGAAAAAGAAGAAAGAAGAAACCGGGACTAAGGGGGTAGCAAAGTCGGAACTTCGGCCTAATATGTGTGGTAAACATTTGACTGTACGCGAGGCGGAAGCTTGGGCTACTCATAATTTTACAAGAGAAGACGGACGTCCGTTAGTGGTTGACTATTCACAGTTAAACGACCCGGATATGGCAAACGGATTTAACCTTCAACTTAAACAACTGTATGAAGACTTCCCCAATAACGACTTAGAGCAAGTAATGGCCGGAGAAATCAATAGTACGTGGATGGGATTATGTAGTGGCGGTAGCGAAATAACTATACAAACGAAGTTCGCAAACCAAACCCAAGAAAAGGCCGACGAACATTACATTCATAATCAGATACGGCGGTTTCACCCGGAAACCATTAGGGGAGAGAAAAACCCACGGGGTTACCGTAAATCTGTACTTACCCACGAATTCGGACACGTTTTATCTTGGCGGTATGTTCGACAGTCTAATTCTTGGGCCTATCTGGAAACGAATGGCACTTGGGCCGAAGGTATGCCGAAAAAACTAAGAGAAGCATATAATAGATATTTAAAAGATGTAAAAGCCTTTAACAAACGTTGGGGTGAGCCCCACATTTATAAGCCGTCCGAGACTAGGGCCATAGATGCTTCACTTGATTACTTGTATGCTGAAGGGGGGGACAATCGAGGGAACTGGAGAAAGTTACATCAAGAAATGGCCCCACCCGGAAAAGATAAGGGCGGTTATGTTTACGCCCCCTCAAATATGCAGTGGCACTCCAATAACCCAATACGTAAGCCGGCAACAGAGGGCGGAGTTCTTCCGTTTGTACGAGGACCTTACTATACACAATCCGAAGTTGACGCTTTTGTAGCGGAACGCGACGAATTCTATTTGTCGAAATATGCCGAAGACGATTTAGATGAGTTTGTAGCCGAAGCCGTATGCCAACATTTTAACGGCGTACAGAAGTCCCCCTATGCCAGAGAAGTTTATGAGATATTAAAAGAGCATTACGCAAAGCGAACCGGAAAAGAGACAGAGCAAGAACAAGAACAAGAACGTATAATAAGTGAAGAACGTGACAGAGAAGAGTGGTTCGAAACGGGAAAGTAACTTGGAGGATTTTTAATTATGGAAACTAAAAAAAATATTGCTATTGAAATGCCTTGTATGTCTTGCCGGTTTTTCGACCACAAAGTACTGGGCCCGGACCAAGACGGCTTTATATGTAAGGCCTTTCCGGAAGGAATACCGAACGAAATTTTAATGGGGAACTTCGACCACCGGACCCCCTACCCCGGCGACAACGACATACAGTTTAAGCCTATAAGTGTCGCCTTTACTATTAGTCAGTTTTTGGAATACCAAGCTAAAAAAACCCCGAAAGATTCCCCCTAAACCCCTATAATAAGGGGTTTACGGTCTTTCCCCCCTTAAATAGTTCTTGCATATTTCTATAGGTTGTTGTAATTTGTTATTATGAATAACGTAAAACAACGACGCGGATTAACCCTTCTACGGGTAGGAAGTCTTAAGAAAGTCCTTCGGGATTTAGGCTTACAATCTACCACGGAAGCATTGGTCCAGTTAGACCGCGAAGTAGCTTACCTTATAAAGAAGTATGGGAAGGACCAAGCCGAACAAGGAATAAAACGGCTAAATGGCGATACTTCTTTAATGTCAATAACCGGAACAAGTCGTAGCAAACCCCACCCCATAACCGAAACGGAAAAAGTCGATTCCGTTTTAGGTAAATCTTGCCAAAGGTGTAGCGGAATAAAAGACGCTTTCTTACAAAAGGCACGGTCAGAAATGCGGTGGTTCTACGATGAAATAAAAACCGGAATTATACGGGCTAGTAATGGTAAAAAGTATAATCCGGATTGGGCGACTAAACAAGGACGTATAAATAACATAACCTAACCACCTAACCGGTCCGGCTCTACGGCGTCTTATGACAAAGTAAGAACAAACAGACCACCGGGGGCCGGGCCATAATTAAAGGGATACTATGCTA